CGCAGGAAGGCGCTGCAAGCCCAGCTGAGGAAGAAGCGCAGTGCCTGTCTGCGTCTGATGCAACAGCTTGGGGTGAACACGACAGACTGGCCGACGGTGGACAACTTCTGCCGTAACCCCCGAGTATCTGGCAAGCGTTTCGCCCAGCTGGACGAAGAAGAGCTTGGCACCTTGCAGGTGAAGCTTCGGATGATCCAGAAACACGGCGGTCTGAAATCCCGGCCGAAAGCGCAGCCCAAGCCGGAGCAAACCACGATATACATTCCCTTAGGCGGAGACACCGCCGAGGCATAAACAATAACCCATTAAAAACAAAGAACAATGGCAAAACGAGTTAAGAAAATCATCATTACCGGCGTGACGCGCGAAGCCGCCGACGAAGCCTTCGCGAAGTATGCCAAGGCCGATGCGGAGAGCGCGAAGATAACGGCCGACATCGAGCTTCAGTGCGCCAAGATCCGCGAGAAGTACGCCGGCCGCCTGGCCGAGCTGGACGCCGCGAAGACGGTAGCCTTCGACACCCTTCAGAGCTTCGCCACAGAGAACCAGGCCGAGCTGTTCTCGAAGAAGAAGAGCCTTGACATGGCCCACGGCGTGATAGGCTTCAGGACCGGCACGCCGAAGCTGAAGACGCTGAAGGGCTTCACGTGGGCGAGCGCGCTTCAGCTTGTGAAGGAGTTTCTTCCGGGCTATGTACGCAAGACCGAAGAGGTGGCCAAGGACAAGCTGCTTGCCGACCGCGACATGGATGTGAGCGTGAAGGACGGTGCAGGCGAGGTGAAGCTGAGCCAGGAGATGACTCGCTGCGGCATCCAAGTGGTGCAGGACGAGACCTTCTATGTGGAACCCAAGAAAGAAGAGACCGCATGAAACGCAAGGTGATACGTCCTGAGAAAGTGGCTCTGTGCCGTCTGTGCAAAGGCACGGGCACAGTTCCGGGCAAAGACAAGCATGGGCGCTCCCTGCTTCGCGTCTGCCCGCAGTGTGAGGGCAGCGGCCGAGTGAAGGTGAGCGGCGTGATGGAATTTGACATTCAACCCTACAAGGAGAAATAGCGAGCAATGAAGAATCGTCGTGGAGTAAGTTATCAGAAACGTGTGGAGGAGATCAACCGGATATACGACCACTGGGCCAAGCGCGGCGTATCGAACCGCGAGATATGGCGTCGGTACGTATATCCCCGCTATGCCATCAGCGAGCGCACGTTCTATAACATACTCAACGCGAGCG